CAGGCTCAACGTCTGGGTAGCCCAAGAGACGCGGTTCTTCAAGCCCTCGGCTTGGGCCAAATGCAAGGCGCAGCCGGCCAATATGGCTGGCCGAGCGTGTTACTTAGGGCTCGACCTAGCCTCAACTACCGACCTGACTTCCGCCGTCATTGTGAGCGAGGACGAAGACGGCGTGTTAGATGTAATGCCGTTTTTTTGGTGCCCGTCCGAAAGCATCGAGCAACGCAGCCTAAGAGACAAGGTTGACTACATTCAGTGGGCAAAAGACGGACATATTCGCGTCACAGATGGCAACGCGACCGACTATGAGACAATAAAACAAGATATATTGTCATTCTGTGACCAGTTCGGCGTGAAACAGATTGGCGTAGACCCTTGGAACGCTACTATGCTCAGCCAGAGCCTAGCGGCCGAAGGCGCAGACATCGTCAACGTGCGACAAGGGTACGGCACACTGTCGGCCCCGATGAAGCGTCTCGAAGCGTTGGTATTGGATGGTAAACTCAGATGTAGCCACCCGATTATGGATTGGTGCGCCGCGAATTGTGCCGTTCAGAGCGATCATCAGGGCAACATAAAGCCGAGTAAGGCCAAAAGCACCGAGCGTATCGACGGCATTGCCGCACTTGTAACAGCGATGGCCGTGCAGGCCGCAGCTGAGACACCGCCGCCCGAGCAAGATTGGAACATCATCAGCGTATGAGTACCATCGAAGTAATAAAAAGCCGGGACGAAAACCGCATCCGCGAGCTGCGATCATTTGATTTCGCGGCCCTTGCCCGGTCTGGCGGAATGCGAAGGGAAACGCCCGAGACTGCCCCCGAGGTGCCGGCCGTCATTGCTTGCATCAGAGTGATCGCGGAAAGCGTCGGCAGCCTTCCGCTGCACATCTACCGCATGGATGCCAATGGGGCGAAGGTGCTGGCGACCGACTCGCCGCTGTACCGGCTGATGCGTTACACGCCGAACGACGAGCAGACCAGCCTAGAGCTGCGTGAACAGCTTGTCATGCTCTATTTGCTCTACGGCGATGCCTATTGTGAGCTGGTCCGCGATGAACGCGGCATCGTCCGCGAGATGATGCCACTTCACCCGTCGCGGATGACTAGCGAGCGGCTGACTGACGGCACGCTACGGTACATCTACCGAGAGCCTAACGGCCGGCAGACGATCTACGACCAGCGGCAGCTATGGCATTTGCGGATGCCGACCCTTGACGGAGTGCATGGGCTGAGTCTGCCGACGCTGGTAAGGGATGCGATTGCACATGCTAGGGCCTTGGAAAGCTACGGGCTGACCTATTTTTCAAACAACGCCCGCCCTGGCGTGGTCTTGCAAAGCGACAACCCGATTCCGCCCGAGGCTGCCGAGCGGATGCGGGAACAGTGGGAGCGGATGCACCGCGGGCCTGACAGAGCACACCGGACAGCGGTTTTGCCCAACGGCCTCAAAGTGCATGAGCTGAGCGGGTCAAACGAGAGCAGCCAGTTCGTTGATGCGTCGAAGCAGGCCGTCATCACAATCTGCCGGGCTTTCCGCGTGCCGCCGCACTTGGTGCAGTCGCTCGACGGTGCGACCTACAGCAACATCGAGCACCAGTCTCGAGAGTTCCTGACATATACGCTGCTGCCGCACTTGCGGCGCATCGAGGACAGCATCAGCAGGGATCTGATTGACGATCCGACGCTCTTTGCCGAGCACGACGTCCATGCCTTCATGCGTGGCGACAGTGCGGCCCGTGCGGCGTGGTATCAGCAGGCACTAAATAGCGGAATTATGTCGATCAACGAGGTGCGCAGTGCCGAGGGCATGAACCCCATCGGCCCCGAGGGTGACGAGCGGTTTTTGCAAGTCAACATGACGACCCTGAGGCAGATCGTGAGCGGAGGTGGCAATGGCGGACCTGACGCCGACAGCGGCAATGGCTGAGGCTGCCAGTCGCGGCCTGCGACTGCACGAGGAGGGCAAGAGCGGCGACGGCCTGAAGCCCGAGACGGTGCGGCGTGCCAACATCATCGCCCGGCGTGACGAGCTGACCGAGAGCCACGTTCGCGAAATGCGGGCTTGGTTTGCGCGGCATGAATCAGACAAGCGGCCTGGCTGGGATGATGCGGGACAGGAGACGCCTGGCTTTGTCGCGTGGCTTTTGTGGGGTGGCGATCCAGCCCAGGGCTGGAGCAACAGAAAGGTAGACGAGATGGACCGCGAGCAAGAAGGCCGCAGCGTTGAGCGACGCGGCATTACGGTGCCGGTGGAGTACCGCGAGGAAGACGGGCAGCCTCGGCTGACCGGCTACGCGGCCCTATATGAGTCTGAATCTGTTGTGCTGCCTGGCGGTTTCCGCGAGGTGCTGCGAGTCGGTGCGTTTGATTCCGCATTGGCTTCGCCCGAGACCGACGTTGTGGCCCTGCTTAATCACGACTCCAACATGATCCTAGGCCGGCAGTCTGCTGGCACGCTGCGGCTGGCCGCCGATGACCGCGGGCTCCGTTACGACATCACGCCACCCGATACGCAGGTGGGGCGTGATACGGTAGCCCTGGTTCGCCGCGGCGACCTTTCCGGGGCGAGTTTCGCGTTCACGGTGCGGGCCGAGGACGAGGAGTACGAGCGGACCGCGGACGGGCCGCGGCGTTACATCAACCGCGTCAGCGGCCTGTACGACGTCTCGGTTGTGCTGACGCCTGCCTACCCTGAGACAACCGCGGCCGTCCGCCAGCGAGCCGCTGAGCTGCTCGCAGAGCCGATTGCCGAGCAGGCCGAGCCGGCACCGCTGCGGGTAAGCCCGCTGGCCCGAGCTGAACATACTGCGAGGTGGCTTCGGCGTGTCAGCTGATCGCGTCTGCCAACGCTGCGGCGGTCTGATGCGGTGCCGGTCGAGCAAACGAACCGGCAGCAGCCAGACCCAGTATCTTGAGTGCCGCCGCTGCGGCACGAAGCGGCGTGATGTTCTTCCGGCCCATCTGATTTTCCGGCGTCGGAATGTTCCTTAGTTGGTTGTAAGTTACAACGAAACGGCCCCGGCGGTCTGCCAATCTGGAATGTAACGCCAATACCGGCGACTACTCCGAGGAGCAGATACCGACCATGAAGATCGAAGACATCAAGCGTGAGAGCCGCGAAGTCGCGGACCAAATCGACAACCTGCGGGCCGTTGAGAGCGAAGATGCGGCCGTAATCGAGCAGAGGGACGCCGACCTGGCCGGCCTGATGGCCCGAGCCGAAGAGCTAGAGGCCGCCGCCGAGAAGGCCGCAAAGGTGGCCGAGGCCCGGCAGAAGCTCGACGCGATTGTGAATCGCTGCTCGGCTCTCGACGCCCCGGTGACCCGCGAGGTCCGCGAGGTGGCAAAGCCTCGGCCGGTGCAGTATCACGGCCGGCTGCGGAACTTTACGGACGCCGAAACGGCTTACCGTTGCGGGCAGTTCATCGCCGGCTACGTGCTCGGTGACACCTCGGCACGCGAGTGGTGCGAGCGAAACGATGTTTACACCCGGGCCATGGGTGGTAACAACGACGGCAGCGGTGCCAGCACAACCAAGGGTGCCGCGTTTGTCGATGACATCCTTTCCGCGACGCTGATCCGCAACGTCGAGGAGAAAAACGAGATCTACACCTCGATGCAGCGTCAGCCGATGACGAGCGACACGCTCATCGTGCCGAAAAGGACGGCGGGCTTCACCGGCTCATGGCTGGCGGAAAACGCCGAAATCAGTACCTCGGACGCCACCGCTGGCCAGGTTACTCTGGTTGCGAACAAGTACGGCGTGGGCGTGCGGGTTAGTAATGAGCTGCTCGCCGATTCGGTCATCAACCTCAGCGAGATGGTGGTGCAGGAGTTCACGACTGCCTACACCGCCGCCCTGACTGAGGCGGTCACCAACGGCGACGGCTCGGCCAGCTACGGCAGCATCACTGGCATCTTAGACAGCACCGGCGGCATCCTCGCTGCCGGTTCTGCTGGCTGCCTGCACACCACCGACGTCGGCAATAATCTGCCGACCGAGGTGACCGTGGACGACATCACGGCCCTGCTGGCGAAGAGCAACCGCTACGCTCTCGATAACGCCAGCTGGATCGTCAGCCCCTATGTTTTCCATCAGATGATGCAGCGTCTTGACCTTGCTCAGGGCGTCAGCAACCTGCAAGGCGACATGGGGCCGACCTTCATGGGCTATCCCGTCACGCTCTCCACGGCCATGCCTGGCAGTGCTGCGGGTGCTGGCGACGTGATCGCCCTGTTCGGCGACTTCAGCCGGGCTGGCATCTTCGGGCTGCGGCGTGACTTCGCCATCGTGGCGAGCACCGACCGCTACGTGGAGTACGACCAGACCGCCTTGTTCGGCACCATCCGGGCCACGGCGGTTTGGCATGACCTCGGCACCGCCAGCACCGCTGGCCCGGTTGTCGGTCTCAAGCTCGGCGCAGCCTCCTAGCACCTGAGCAATCGTAGGCGGCCCGGCCGTAGCTAACGCTGCGGCCGGGCCTGCCAGTGGCTCACGAACAAGGAGGACGACATGCGAGTTGAGTTTCTTAGGGATTGGAAGTGGTTTCGGAAGGGCCAGCACGCTGACCTAACCCGCGGCCGTGCCGATCTGCTCATCAAGCGGAAGTTGTGCCAGCCGGCACCGCTGCCAGCTATCAAGGCGAAGGCAGTGGACACGGCACCGCCAGAAGCACCAAAGCCCAAGAGGAAGCGACGAAATGCGGTATCGCAGCCTCAAGCGGCTGACTGATCCGGCCGTCGAGCCGATCAGCGTGGCGGATGCGAAGGTCCACCTCCGCGTCGAGCACGACGCCGACGACGCCGTGATTGCTCGCTGCATTGCCGCAGCTCGGGAGTGGTGCGAGGAGTATCTTGACTCCACGCTGATTCACACTCAGTGGCATCTGTCTTTCGACATCTTCCCGGCTCACATCGAGCTGCCGCGGCCGCCGATGGCACAAGCAGATGGATACACCGGCGTGACGCTGACCTACACCACCGACACCCAGGCTGGCGTGACGCTGCCGGCGAATGAGTACCGAGTAGACCGCGACAGCCGGCCGGGCGTGCTGCGGCCGCTCTACGGCGACAGCTGGCCGAGCCACTTGGCAGATTACAACTCAATCAGCGTGACGTGGTGGGCCGGCTACGGGGCTGACGGTACGGCCGTGCCGGTTCGCATCTTGTCGGCTATGTATATGCTAGTCACGCACCTTTACGAGCAGCGTTCGGCGGTGTTGGTCGGCCAGGGCGTGATATCGAAACACATTGAATACGGCGTGCGTAGCCTACTCGACTCAAGCCGCTGGGGAGCCTACGCATGAGTTGGCTGGGCAGGATCAACGTCGATGCCCTGGTGCATGACGAGAGCGGCAACACGCTCCGCGTGCTCGACGTCGAGAGCAGCGAGACGGTCAACGGCAAGACCGCTCTGGTCACCGGCACCGCGACAATCGGCGGTGTGGACGTTGACCCCGCTGCGACCGGCTACATCGACGCTACGGGGGCCGAGGTGACGTTCTCAGAGGTTTCCGGCGTGGTGCTGCATGGTACGGCGGCTCTGGCTCTTGAGGCGGGAGACGTCACGCTCAAGACACTCGCGGGCCAATGCGGCGTGACGGCCACCCCTGGCTACAGCGGAAACCTGACGATCAGCGGCAGCGGGACGTTCACGCTCCTCATTACCGGGAGCTGAGATGCAGCCGGGCTTGCTACGCGAGCGTGTAGAGATCCAGCGGGCCGCTGAGACGCGGAACGCACTCGGCGAGGTGACGCAGACTTGGGCGACCTACGCGAGCCGCTACGCGGCAGTTATGACGCTACGCAGCCGCGAGGCCCTCAACGCTCAGCAGGCCGGGCTGAGCGTCACGCACAAGGTGAAATTGAGACACGTCGCGGGGCTCAAGAGTTCAGACAGGCTGGTTTGGCGGGGGCGGACTCTTGAAATAGTGAGCGTGCTGGAGTTTGAGCAGTTCACGGTGCATGAGCTTCTCTGCGAGGAGCAAGCCTGATGGCAAAAGAGCTTGGGATTAAGTTTGAATCGCCGCTGCTGAAACAGCTGGCGGCCGATCTGCGCGAACGGCTGTCTGGCGAAAAGGCCGGCAATGTTTTCACGAAGCACATGGTCGCAGCGATTAAGGCCGCCATGAAGCCTGGCGTGACTTTGCTCAAGCAGCATACGCCGAAAGGCCCTACAGGCAACCTGCGGCGTTCAGTGAAGGCAGTCGCAAAGATGTATAAGAAGGACCGCCGCTGGTTCGGTGCTGTTGGCTACTCGGCGACAGGAGCAAAGTCAAAGATTCATAAAGACGGCTACCGCACTGGGTCAAATCTGGGCTACCACCAAGGCTTGGTCGAGTTTGGCACTAAGCAGCGATTTACGAAGGGCCGATTCGCTTCAAGTGCATCTCGGTTTCTAACGGCAGTGAACAACACCAAGAGCGGTGAGATTCGGACAAAGCCCAAGCCGCCAAAAGGGTTCTTTAAGTCGGCACCGCTCGGCCAAACCGTAGATATGGGCCAGATGCAGCCGCAAAAAAACATTCCGAAGGTCTACGGGATGGCGGATGACTTCATGGAGGCGGCACTACGCAAGGACATGAAAACCCGCGTCGAAAAGGCATGGAAGCAACTCGACTACTTGGCTAGAAGGAAAAAGCCGCTGTGAAGTACCCCGAGCAAGTAATTTGCCGTGCCCTCTCAGCGACGCCCGCGGTGGCTAGGCATCTCGGGTTTCGCCTGTTCCCGATGATCGTGCCGACGTCTGCCCCGCTGCCGTTTGGCACCTACCAGCGAGAAGGCGTCGAGCGGGAGAAGACCATCGGGCTGCCGCCGGGTGTGCCGAAGGTCGACTTGTCAATCAACCTTTACGCTGCCAGCTATGCCGTCATTCGCGAGCTGGCCGACGCCTGCCGGGCCAAGCTGGATCACCTGCGGCTGACTTCGCAAGGCGTCGAGATAACGAATGCTACAATCGAGAGTGAGAGCGAAGACATCGTACAACTAGAGGGCGGCGACCTTCCGCCAGCTTGGCAAGTCACGTTTCGTTTGTCCGTCCAGTGGAGTGAGGCCGAATAATGCCAGCACCAGCAACAGCCAGCAACATGTCGATAAGCCTGCCGGGCAACATCACCAGCACTGACGTCATCGATTTCTCGATTAGCACCAGCGGCGGCGGCACGATTGATGTTACGCCGATCACCCAGGCCAGCGGTACGCTGCGAACATACGTTGAGCAGCCGATGGGCAACACGTTTGAGGCCAGCGTCACCTACATGGGCAACGCCAGGGCGACCGTTGGGGCCGTTGGCAATGTGACCATCGGTGACACGACTTTTTACGGCGTTTGCACTTCGAGCGACGGCACCGCGGCCGTCAATGACGTGGCTCGATTCTCGGCCACATTTGCCCAGGTAACTCAGGAGTAGCCACATGGCAACTAGTTCGCATCAGAGCACCATTACAGCCCCCGGCGTTAGCGGCGGCCTCATTACTAACATCCAGGTGAGCCAGAGCGGGGCCGATCCGCTCGACGCTTCGCACCTGGGTCAGGCGGCCGGCTCAGCGGCCAACCGCTACCCGTCTCCGTTTCTGGGAACGCTGACGGTAAGCGTGAGCTACATCGGGGACAGCATCCCGACAGCCGGCGACATCGGGGCTGTCACCGTAACCGGCCCGGTAGCCGTCTTCCTTGTCAATGCCGTCTGTACCAGCAGCAGCAAGACCGGCACCGCTGGCGAACTCATCACCGCCGACGCTACGTTTGAGCTGCTCAGCTAGCGGAGGCCCGCATGGCTGGAGTTGCAACAGGCGTTACCGTAACGCTGCCGAGCGGCAGCCTGTCTGAGGTTGCCAGCGTGCGGGCCAGCAAAGGCGGGCTGAGCATCGGCTACAGCAGCACTTACAACCCCAATGCCGGGACGCTGACGCTCACTAGCTTTGACGATCCCGGGGCGACGATTGGCGTTCGGGGACCGATCAGCATTGTCGGAAATAACATGAACTTCACCTTTCAACAATCTTATGTTGAGCGAGTTGACACCTCGGCTAACACTAACGGTGTAGTCACTTACACGACGACCGTGAAACTAATAGACATAGGAAGCTGAGAATGAGCGAACTGCTGAAGAAGATCAAGGCTGCGGACAAGAAAAACCTACTGCCGGTGGAGGTGCCCGAGTGGGGCCTAACCGTCTGGATCAAGCAGTTGACAGTGGGCGAGCGTGACAGCTTTGAGGCCGAGGCGTTCGCGGCCCGCAAGGGCGATGGGCTGATGGACAACCCGCGGAGCAAGTTTCTCGTTCGCACCCTGTGCGACGAGAGCGGCCAGCCGCTCTGCAAGCCAGAGGAGTTTGCCGAGCTGGCGGCCCTGAGTAGTAAGCCAATGGAGCGGCTTTTCGAGGAGGCTCAAAAGCACAACCGGCTTACTAATTCAGACGTTGAGGAACTGGCAAAAAACTAAAGGCCCGGCCGACGCGAATGTTTCTGTTTCGCTTGGCCGGGCACCTAGGCATGACAGTTGGCGAATTAGAAGACCGCATGACATCTGCCGAGCTGGCCGAATGGATGGCACTTGACATGTATCACCAGCCGCTGCCCAATCCTTGGTATCAAACGGGCGTTGTAGCTTCGGCCGTGCTGGCACCGCACTGCGGC